ACGACCACTGGAGATTCAGAGGGCGTTCCTCCACCAGTAAAAGACTATGCTACCCCGGAAGAGACCAGGGCCGCGGCAATAAAAGAATATCGCCGCCGAGCGGCCCTCGCGAACCCGCCCGGCTCCGCCGCGGAGGAATGGAAAATTAACCGGGAACTACGTCTCCTCTCTGAGGGTTCAGACAACAGCGGAGAGTAAACAACATGGCACAAGCAGCTACTAATTCATTAAATACTGAAGAAACTTTCATATTAAGAAGGTTGTATCAAGAGGATGTCTACCCCCGATGGGGCCCGAAAAGTATAGACTATTGGTATGACAAGGGTCTGTACGGGCGCCTAGATCGAAAAGAGAACGTGGTACTCCCCAAGTTGACGAACATCAAACAGTTGCGTAGCGCTGATGAGGACTCTTATTTTGCGCTTGATTTTGTTGTCGACGCTTTCGAGAGCATGCGCACAGCGTTCGAGAAGGGCATGATAAAAAACACAGTAAGAGTGAACGGAAGCGCCTATTCTGCTATGCGCCCGGGCCAAGCTTGGAACAATGGTGATGAGTTATACTTGCAATATCTACAAATAATGGATGATGTTTTTGTACAAGACTACCTTGTAGGCCTTGGTTTGACTGACAGCATAAGAAGCTTTAAAGATTATTTTGACAAGTATATGACGTATATCGAGCAACGAGCTACCACTTTCCCGATAACCAAGAGTAGTTTCATTGCTTCAAAGTATTCCAATCCGTATGTAAGCGGCCTTATAATTGAACTCAATAAAGAGAATCATGCAAACGATCTTCCCAAGAAGGAAGTTTATATAAACGATCCCAACTTTAATATTTTTAGGAACACCGCTCAGCAATTTGGTTTTATGATCGATGTGAATGCGCCATGGCGCTTAACGGCTGATTTAGCAAACCCATTCATGCAGGGATTTGGAGGGAAATATGGCGTTGAACCTTTTGCCGGCTCCGCATCAAATATATTTGACACCCATTACGATCTGCTGTATACTGAGGATGTGGATTTGTTGAAGAGGTTTTTCTTGGCATCATATGAAACTTTTGTGGAAACCTATCCGCTCTTGCAGGAAGAGAAGACAGTGAAGTGCGATGATAGTTTCATCATAGACGTAACCAAGGTCCCGCGAATACCCTATAACCGAGAGGCCTATGCTGCCGATTATAACGAATTGTTTTGGCTGAAACTGTATATGAACTTTCGTCTGAAAGAAGATGGAATTGTCTTGACAAGTAGGCGAAAAAACGTTATAATTAAGAAAATCTCAAATCTCCTTCCATATGTGGGAACGGCGAAAACGGTTAAAGTGATTAACGGTAACATGATAGCTCTAAGCCCAAACCGCTGGTGGGCCCCAAACACTTTGTAACTTGACACAGACTTCTAAACTATTCCAAGCCTTGGATGACAAGGGCTCGTGTGTTGGCGTATACGCCGACGGAGAACTGAACTTTGAAACAGTTCCAGCGGACCTTACGCACACCTGGGATTACGCATCCTTCCTCGAAAGTGATGAAATTCAGTACGCGCGCCTATATTGCGGGGGCCAGACACTGGATCAGGTGTGTCCCGAGCATCTTATCGACGAATGGCACCAAAAAAGTGCAAAATTGAAGGCATTCCTCACCTCTTTTCGAGAATCCAAGGTCTCTTTGTTGGATAACTGCTTCTTCGACCTTGTACCAGAGCGCTTTCTGCTTGATTTCTGTGAGACAAAGAACAAGATAAGCGAATATGTCTTTGAAAACTATGAAAAACCTAAAAATCATGACTTTTTGGTTGGAACGGGCGCGATCCTAACAAAAATTCGACAAAATTACCTCGACATCGACCCAGATGCCTTGAAGAATCGCATTCATGAGTTTAAAGTGCGCCAGTTTATCAATAAGCTGTCGCGCACCAACAATTATATCGATTTCAATTTGTTTGGAACGAAGACGGGACGCCTTTCTACCAAGAAGAGCAGTTTTCCCATAATGACGATGGATAAAACATACAGGAAGGTTCTCCGACCAAAAAATGACTGCTTTGTTGAATTGGACTTCAACGCAGCGGAGTTAAGGACGTTGCTAGCCCTCTCGGGACTCGAACAACCGCAGGAAGACCTGCATGAGTGGAACATTAAGAATGTTTTTGGAGGGAAGGGGACGCGGGAAGAAGCAAAGAAGAGAGTATTTGCTTGGCTTTACAATCCAGAGGCGAAAGATTATCTTCTTGAACAAACTTACGATCGCAAGTCTGTGGTTAAAAAGTATTTCACTGGCGAGCAGGTCACAACTTTCTTTGACAGGACCATTCCCTCTGACCACCACCACGCTCTAAATTATATCATTCAGAGCACGACAAGTGATTTATTGCTTAAACAAATGCTAAAAATTGATAAAATACTAAAAGGAAACAAATCATTTATAGCATTTCCGATGCATGATAGTCTGGTGATTGACTTCGCCGCGACCGATCAGCACCTCATCAAAGAGATATACGCCTGCTTCAGGAATACGGAACTGGGTGCTTACGGGGTTAACTTGAACATTGGGAAGAACTTTGGAGAAATGAAAAAATATGATTTATAACAAACTTGTGAGGGACAAAATTCCTGAAATCCTAGAAAGGATGGGGAAGAAGCCCGCGTGTCACACCGCGTCCGCGGACGAGTACGAAGAAAAGCTGTGGGAAAAACTAACTGAGGAGATAGGAGAGTTCAAAGAAGTTCCCTGTGATGAGGAGATGGCTGACATTTTGGAAGTTATGGGCGCCATCATTGAGCACTATGGCCTCGATCCCTACGAGGTGGAGACAGCACAACAGACGAAGTCCGGAGCCAGAGGCTCCTTCAAGCAGAGAATTATCTTGGAGGAAGTAATAGAAGAATGAACATTGTAGGTCTAGGCTCCGCCGGCTGCGGTATTGTTGACAGGTTCGGTGAACACGAACAATATAAAACCTACAAAATTGATAGCGATATTTATACGGAACAGTTAAATTACTTTCAATTAAAGAAACAAGATAGCTTTCAAGAGTACGAAGATCACACCTACGATTTGAAAGACTATTTTAGAAATATTACAGAGGAAGTTTGCTTCGCTGTCGCTGGATCCGGAGATACACCAGGCGCAACCTTGTGGGTTTTGGAGCAACTTAAAAGATATTCTCCAAGCGTCTTATATATGCGCCCAGATGTCGAGCTTCTCAACGTTGAAGGAGAGCTTAAAGAGCGCCTCCTAAGGGGAGTCTTGCAGGAGTATGCCCGCTCCGCGGCCCTTAACCGAATCTATCTGGTGGACAACGCCATTGTTGAGAATTTCTTGGGAGATATTCCTGTTACAAAATACTATGACTCTCTTAATGATATAATTGTTTCCACCCTTCACATGATAAATGTCTTTGAGAATTCAAACCCTTTGATCGGATCTTTACAAAGACCTCAGGAGTGCAATCGGATTGCCACCTTTGGGATTGCGGACCTTGAGAGTGGTGAAGAGAATTTATTTTATTCTCTTGACTTAACGAGAGAGAGGTGTTATTATTATGCTATCAATAAGAAACGACTGGAAGAGGACGGCACTCTGATAAAGAAAATAAAGAATCAGGTAAAATCGAAAATTCAAGAAAACACACGAGTATCTTATGGGGTCTTCCCCACAGAGTACGAACACGACTACGTATTCTGCAAAGCATACACTTCTCAAATTCAATTAAAAAAAGAGTAAATAGTTCTTGACAAAGCAGCTTATTTTTGATAAACTGTTACACAGATGGTTGGGAAATTGGCCAATCATACTTTAGCTTAAAAAAGGAGAAAACTACATGGCTATTAATATGGACAAGATGAGGGACAAGAAGACTGCCCTCGAAAGTCGCGGCGGAAACCGTGGCAACTTCTGGCGACCCGAGGAAGGGTCGGACACGACGATTCGCATCCTACCTACTGAGGATGGCGATCCCTTCAAGGAATTCTTTTTCCACTACAACGTTGGCAAGAACCCTGGTTTCTTGTCTCCGAAGAAGAACTTCGGAGAAGATGATCCGCTAGATTCCTTCATTCGGAACCTCTTTAACGAGGGAGACGAGGAGTCCATCAAGATGGCCAAGAACCTCATGGCTCGCCAACGGTTCTTCTCTCCCGTGATCGTTCGCGGTCAAGAGGATAAGGGGGTCCAGGTTTGGGGTTACGGCAAGATGGTTTACCAGACTCTCTTGAACTTGGTTCTCAATCCGGACTACGGTGATATCACTGACCCCGAAGCCGGCACCGATTTGGTTATCAAGTATGACAAGCCCGCGGGCGCGTCTTACCCCAAGACCGATATCACGCCCCGCCGGCGACCCTCTCTTCTCTCCGAGGAAGAGACCAACACGTCTGACTGGTTGGATTCGATTCCGAATTTTGATGAACTCTTTGAGCGAAAGACCGCCGCCGAGGTTGGCACGCTTCTGGATGAGTTCCTGTCTAC